AAGTCATGGGTGAGTACGGTAAAGGTACATTGCACTCTGGCAAAGGTGGTCCTGTGGTTAAGTCTCAGAAACAGGCAGTTGCTATTGCTCTTAGCGAAGCAAAGATGCCTATGCGTGGTCAACGTACTGCTAAGAACAAGGCTAAAAAATGAAAACTGGACTCTACAGTAATATCCATGCTAAACGTAAGCGTATAGCCGAAGGTTCTGGCGAGAAGATGAAAAAGGTTGGTGCTAAAGGTGCACCGACTAAGGCTGACTTTAAAGAAGCTGCTAAGACTGCCAAGCCGAGGAAGAAATGATTAAGCGTGGTAAAGAGGAATTTGCTGGTTACAACAAGCCAAAGAAAACCCCTAATCATCCTACTAAGAGCCATGCGGTACTTGCAAAGGCAGGAGACGAGGTTAAGTTGATTCGTTTTGGTCAGCAAGGTGTTAGTGGTAGTCCAGACGGTAGCAAGCGTAATGAGGCATTTAAGGCTCGTCATGCTGGCAATATCGCTAAAGGTAAGATGTCAGCCGCTTTTTGGGCTAATAAAGTGAAATGGTGAGTTATGAAAGAGTGTCCTGTAGTCTGCTCAGACATCCAGCTTAATCTTAAAAACAGGGATTGGGCGTTCAAAAATGTAGGCTATGGTCCTGCTAATCCTGATTCACCAGAGGACTTCTGGCAGATTCGCGCTAAGGAATGGGCTACAAGTCCTAAAAACGCTCAGACGATGAAATGCGGTAATTGCAGCGCATTTATCCAGACTCCTGAGATGATGGAATGTATCGTTAAAGGTATTCAGGGCGAAGAATCGGATAACGAGACGTATGCTAACGAGGTCGTGGATAGTGCTGAACTAGGCTACTGTGAGCTATTTGAGTTCAAGTGTGCAGCAGATCGTACCTGTTCAGCGTGGCTGGTTGGTGGTCCTATAACTAAGGCTATGACTGACAAGCAAAAGACTATGTTGAAGATGGCTAAACTGGAATATTCCAATGACGACGACGAATATTCCGAAGACGCTTAATCTAGGTTCCGGTAAGGATTGGAAAGATTCATACTTTAATGCTGATATATTGCTTAGAGTTAATCCTGACTGGTGGTGCGACATATCTAAAATCGAGTTTGGTCAGGTTATCGACAGTCATAGATTTGGCAAGGTAACGATAGAGAAGGGAATGTTTAAGAAAATCGTCGCAAATGACGTTTTAGAGCATATACCTGACTTAATTCAAGCAATGACTAACTGTAAGGACTTGCTAGAGGTTGGTGGAGAGTTTCACATTAACGTACCGTATGAGCTATCTTTAGGTGCATGGCAAGACCCAACTCATGTTAGGGCATTCAACGAGAATAGCTGGCTGTACTATACCGAGTGGCATTGGTATCTAGGTTGGGAAGATCGGTTTAACCTAACGTCGATGGAGTTTATGATGTCAGGATTAGGTCAGGAAATGATGGATAAAGGCATTGATGCTGACGAGATTATGCGTACTCCACGAGCAGTAGATTCAATGAAGGTCATTTTAACAAAGTGCTAACACGCATGAGGATTGGAAAGCAGGGCAGGTATATCCATGCCTATAAAACGCTTGGAGTACAGTCCTCAGTCGTGTTGGTGAATGCGTAGGCTGATACGCCGTCAGTAATGCAAGAAGTTGGGTTCGAAACCCAAGACGGTCTGGGGTGGAATGGGTCGAGAGGCAGTGTCTCCCTAGCCAGACAAGCCGGAGTTCAGTACCGGCAACCAACAACTTATAGGAGAATTACTTGCAAGCAATCGTAATCGCTACGGTAGATAGCCCAAGCATCCACGTACTATTGGAGAGTATTAATCAATATGCAAGAGACTTGCCAGTTTACATTAGTGGAAATAGTGTGGAGTTATGGGGAGAAGTTAGAGGCAGACTTAAAGATAATCGAGTCATATTCCGACCAAATTTATCTTCCAATTTCGGAGATGCGTATAATGCAATTGTCTCTTATGCCTTTACCGATGGGAACTACGATTCACTAATCATGGCTAATGACGATGTAGTATTGGCTCCCGATACTATTGAAAAGATGCAAGCGGATTACAAATACGTCAGTAAGTCATTTAAGGTTGGATTTTTAGGTGCAAGATCAGATTACGTACTACCAGCACAGAATATACGAGTAGCTGAGGAAGATGACGTATTCTCAGCGTTAAAGTGGGAAAGCGAGTTACATATCAAGATGACTGATGTTATCGCTCCTATTTTCGCGGCTATAAGTAAGGAAGCATGGGATGTAGCACAATTCCCTAGCACTAATTGGTATTCGGACAATATAATATGTCACGATCTAAGCAAAGCAGGATATTTCCACTTTGTTAGTCGTGGATACGTTCATCATGCAGGATCGCAGACGGTTGGAAACGACTTTGCTAAGTGCCATGAAGAACCGAGGGAATGGATAAAGACTAACAGACCGGATATGTACGAGGTTTTTTATGGCGGGACTGCTTCAGGGAGTTAGTGATTTAATAGCAAAAGGGTTGCTTACTGGATACGATACTTTAGTAAATCGAGAGAATCTACCAAGTAACCAGAGAGTCTATTTAAGCACCGTATTAGACCGGAATATGGAACCATTAACGGCTAAAGACTTTAACCCACAGGAACTTGCTGCAATACAAAAGCTAGTTCAGCAAAAAGGTGGTCAGAGTGGAGCAATCAAGTACGCTGACTATCCAGTTCCTAAAGAAGGCGAAAGTGCAACAGCTAGACCATTAAGCGGCAAAGATTTTCCGTATGAGAATATTCGTACAACACTAGGACAGTTTACTTACAAGCTAGACCCTAAGACAAAGCAGTATCAGATTAGTGATGTATATGACTTTAATGCTAAACCGCTAACAAAAGATGTTGTACAAGGTGATTACGCAGCTAGATTTGCAATAAGTCCGTATTTAATGGCTAGAGCATACGGTCAGAATGTAGTTCCAGTAGGACAAGGTAGACAAGTAAATATCGCTATTCCGGGGTTGCTCGGGAAGTAAGCATGACATCCAGAGGATAATGCAAAAATGGAAACAAACGAAGTTAAAGAAACAAATAAAAACTGGAAGGTTGGGGATGGAACAGCAGGACCCGGTAGACCTTCTGGAGTACCTAATAAGAGTACGGCAGTAGTGCGTAATGCTATTGCTACGCTACTAGAGAAGAACGTGCCTTACATGGATAGATGGCTACAAAGGGTAGCTGAGGGCGATGAAGTCTATGGACTAAAGCCTGATCCTGCTAAGGCATTGGACTTAATGCAAAAGCTAAGTGAATACCATATACCTAAGCTGGCTAGGACTGAAGTGACAGGTATAGACGGTGCTCCTCAGCAGCACGTGGTTACATGGCAGAAGTAATCGAGATCGCTTATAAGCCACGTGAGCAGCAAAGGCTGATTCATGAGGCGGTAGACAAGCACAGGTTTACAGTAGTGGTTGCACATCGTCGTATGGGCAAGACTGTTAGCGCGATTAACCATCTAATCAAGGCTGCCATTGAGTGCACTAAACAAAACCCACGATTTGCCTATATTGCTCCAACTTATGCTCAATCCAAACGTGTGGCATGGGATTACCTGTTGGAATTTACTCGTCCTCTTGGGGCTGTTGCTAATATCAGCGAACTTAGAGTTGACTTTTGGGGTCGTAGGATTAGCCTGTACGGTAGCGATAATGCTGATAGCCTTCGCGGGCAGTATTTTGATGGCGTTATTCTTGATGAAATAGGGGATCAAAACCCTAAGATATGGAATGAGGTTATACGTCCAGCACTAGCGGATAGGAATACTGATGAAAGCCCTACGTGGTGCTTATTCATTGGTACACCTAAAGGTAGGAACCATTTCGCAGAGTTCAGAGACAGGGCTAAGACTGCTGAAGGCTGGGCATTGCTAGAGTTTAAGGCTAGTGATACAGGGATACTAGCGGAGAAGGAACTTAAAGACGCTCGTAAGGAAATGGGCGATGATAAGTACAACCAAGAGTTTGAGTGCAGCTTTGATGCAGCCGTAGAGGGTTCTTATTATGGGCAGATTATCAACAATCTTGAGGAGAAGAACCGGATCACCACTATCGAACGTGATGACTTATGTAAGTCTTATGTTGCTTGGGATTTGGGGATTAGCGATTCTACTTCTCTGTGGGTTGCTCAGGTGGTTGGAAAAGAGGTACGACTCATTGACTTCACGGAGAACCACGGAGTCGGTTTGGACTGGTATGTACGCTGGCTCAAAGATAACGGCTACGAAGGCTTCGCGCAGTTCTTGCCTCATGATGTCGAAGTCAGAGAGCTAGGCACAGGAAAGAGCCGTAAAGAGGTTTTGCAGGAAGCTGGACTGGATATAACTGTCGCTCCTCGTTTATCGATTGCAGACGGTATTCAAGCCGTTAGAAGGCTATTGCCGCAATGTTGGTTCGATCATAAGACTAAGACAGGTCTGGATGCTCTCAGGAACTATCGTAGAGAGTATAACGAGAGGCAGCAAGTGTTCTACGACAAGCCGTTACATGACTGGTCTAGCCATGCTTCAGACGCTTTCAGGTACTTAGCGATAAGCCTTGACCAAGACGAGACTTCATGGCAGTCAGATTTGCCCATTAACACTAAATGGATTGTATAATTGCGAAAATCCTAAGAGGAACGCATTATGATGGATGAAGGCAAAGTAAAAGGTATTGTTGAGAACGAAATAGATAACTCTATTGGCTATCTTGACACCGAAACTACCGAAGATCGTAAGAGGGCATTAGAGTATTACCTAAGATACCCATACGGTAATGAGCAAGAAGGTCGTAGCCAGATCGTAACTGGTGAGGTAGCTGAGGCTATCGATGGTGCATTGCCACAATTGATGCGTGTCTTTACGACTACTGAAGATATTGTCTATTTCGAGCCTAAAGGTCCACAAGACGAGGAATCAGCTAGACAGGCTACGGATTACTGTAACTGGGCTTTCTATCGTGACAATGATGGGATGCTTATCCTTCACAACTGGTTTAAAGATGCTCTGCTGCAAAAGGTAGGCGTAGTTAAGTCGTACTGGGATGAAAAGACAGACGTAACTAAAGAAGAATACGAGAATCTATCAGAGGATGAGTTAGCTTTATTGCTATCGGATCAGACTCTAAAGGTTATCAAGCAGAAAATAGAATACACAGAGCAAGTTGATATGATGGGTAATGTTATCCAGATTCCTAGCTTTGAAGTGTATGTACAACGTATTAAAGAATCAGGTCAGGTAAAGATTGAGAA